CGTATTAGCAGCAGACGGCATATTATACATGTGCGTGGTGGATGGTACTATCACTCCACCAGAACCTTGGCCGGGAACAGGCGTAGCAGTAAATGGAACAGCAGATGCTACTTTTTGGGTAGTTGCACCTCATTCTCAATTAACGAATGAACGCGCACTCAACACACTCGGGACGGGATACGTTAGAAGTACAGTAGGTGAACCTAGTGTAGTTCCAACGATTCCACTGACGGATACGACTGGAATACTACCTGATGCTCGATTAACGAGTAACGTCGCACTGAAAAACATCAATAATAATTTCTCTGCGATACAAACTTTACCTCCCGGTTCAGGTGTAGCTGGTACTAACGCTATATTCTACTTTAATGATCCGTCATCTCCAGTAAATCAGCGAGTTTGGAGATTAATCAATTATTCCAATGGCAATATGTACATGGAATCATTGAGTGATACTGGTGTAAGTCAGCAATTATTCAACTTTAGAAATGACGGATATTTCATAGCAACTGGATTTGCTGGAAATGGTGCATTTCTCACGAATCTCAATGCATCTAATCTTGCAACAGGAACAGTTCCAGTTGCCAGACTTGGAACCAATACACCAACAGTAGATACATATCTTCGTGGTGACAATACATGGCAACCCACATCAGGAGTTATTCCTGCTGGGTTGATTATGATCAGTTATCGTCCTTGTCCAGTGGGATGGGCGCGTGTCACATCATGGGATGGATTATTTCTTCGTAGCGGTCCTGTAATTGGTGTAAGTGGTGGTGCTGCTACCCATTCACATGGAGCTAGTGGATTAACAGCCGATAGTCACAATCATGGCGGTACGATAACTACAACTGGTTCAACTAGTACTGCTGGAAATCACTTACATTCATTCAGTGGTAACGTAGCTGGTGGAACTGATCAGAACAAAGAGGGAAATATGAATGTGGATGCGGGTTCAAGTGGTGCTATGGCACGAGGTCCACATACTCATGATTTCTCGGTAAATTTCAGTGGTAATACAGCTAGTACTGGAGATCACAGTCATACATTTAGTGGAAATGCTACCATTCCAAATAGTGGACCTGTAAATGTGAGTGGTAATGTTGCTGCTGCAAGTAGTTTACCGCCATTCGTCGATATCTTCTATTGTGAGAAGTTATGATTCTGAATTTCGATGATGAAAAGGGTAAGAGACATTTTGAATTCTGTTTCGTAGGATTCGTTCTTGGTGGTAGTATGCAACAGACCAAGGGAATGAATGTCTTACGACTTGAAGTAGCTCTATTTGAGAAATTAGAGACTGTCAGTGAATTAAAGCCATGTGGCAAGAAGATGGTGAATGGAGAGCCTGAGAGACAACTGAAGAAAGATGGACCGAAAGCAATGCAAATTACAGTACATGAATTCGATATTCTGTACAACTATATTGCTCAAGTTCCGTGGCAAACTGGTACTCCATCACGTAATGCATTAGATACGTTGGATTGGCTGACTGCTGAAAGTAGAGATAATGCCCGGACCTCCTAATCCTGCTGAAACTGAGTGGGTTCCACTGTGGACTACTCAGAATATAGGCCCAGTAGGACCACAGGGACCACAAGGAATACAGGGTCCAATTGGTCTTACTGGCCCGCAAGGTCCGCAAGGCGTAAAAGGTGATACTGGTGCTACTGGTCCACAGGGTCCAATAGGATTAACAGGTCCACAAGGTATTCAAGGTATTAAGGGTGATAAGGGAGATACTGGAGCCACTGGTGCTACTGGTGCTACAGGATCTCAAGGCCCACAAGGTATTCAGGGTCCACAGGGACCAACAGGAGCCACGGGACCATCAGGAACTGCTGCATTACACGCACCTACACATCGTCCGGGTGGAACAGATCCTCTAGTCAATAATGCGTGGACTGACGTATCTAACGTATTCACTCTACCACAACGTATTCAGGGTGCATTAACCGTTGCATATGCTACACCCTACATAACTATAATTGATACTGCTGAAGCTGCAAATGCTAAACAATTCTCTTTAATTAATGTCGGACAACAATTATATATTCAAACACAAAACGATGCTGGTGTAGCTCTTGTAAACGTATTCTCAATTAGTCGTGCAGGTCATACAGAAGTATCTGGAAATCTAGCCTCTAAAGGTTTCATGTATCCGGGTAATATTTCAACTGGTGCAGTACAATATTCATTCTATTTATCTGGTCATTCAACATATGGATTATTCAGTAATGCAGGTCTTTATGCCGCAGGTGGATTATGGTCTGGTTCAAATGCCGTAGTAACTGGATATATTACAGCTACTGATGTTATAGGTTGTAAAGGATATCAATGTAAAGCTGGAATTGATGCTCCTACACCGGGAAATCTATTTAATATGTGGTGGAATGGAAATATGCAATTGTGGGTTGATACCTTCAATATAGGTAATATTTCCTTAGTATCAGACGCGCGTGTCAAACGTGATTTTACCCCGATTACGGGTAGTCTTGAGAAGATTCGACAGATGATTCCCGGATCATATCGATTCCGTCAGATTACAGATCATCCGGCAGATCCTGATGTTCATTTCGGATTCAAAGCACAGGATATACTGCCTATAGTTCCTGAATTGGTACATAATACTCTGATGCCGACCAAGTTGACACCAGACGGATTATTGAGGATTGATTACGTCGAAATGATTCCTCTGATTGTTGATGCAATTCAGGAGATAGCACTTAAAATCAAGAAATTATCTAAGGAGAAGTAATGGCAGACCAGCCGCCGCAGGGAATACAAGTTACACTTGAAGAATTGTATCAGATCATCGGTGAACGGTCTGTCATGCAATTTAAGTTAGAGGCCGAAGTTAGAAAGTTACAAGAACAAAATCGGTTCTTAACTGAAGAACTCAAGAAAACGGAGAAATAATGGCTGTAGAAGTTTCAGTAAAACAAATGGGACTCACACGCGACACGGCTCCGGGTGGATTCATGGAGCGTGTTCAGGCAATGTTAGCGCGTGTAGCAACTGGTGTCTTAAGTGAACCCGGTGAGACTGGCTATCATCAGGCTCGTGCAGCATATGCACAGAGGGTGGTTCAGAATCCTCCATACGCGGCTCAACAGGCAGGGCCACAAGTCGTAATGGGTGTGAATATCATTGCTACTACCACCTATGATGAGGCAACTAAAGTATCAACTTGTACGGCTACTGACCCCGAATTAGAGTCACAAATCACCACTCTTTGGAACGCTTTAGGCGGTATTGACACACCGGCATAGGAGGATTTATGGCAGGTCTTGCACCCTCTAGTGGTTATGGTCCTAATGCTGGTAGGTCAGGATCTGACCCGCGTGGTCGTCTTCAGAATCAATCTCAATATCAGCAACAGAGATTCGAGCAGCAACAGGGACCAGTAGCTAATCAGGCTGGATATAACTATGGTCGTGGGAGCCAACAGGCTTTTCAGGACTATGGTAATATCATGAGTAAGTACAATGATTTAGCTGGTGGCGGTGGCGGCGTATCAGGTGGAAGAGTAAGTTATGATGATCCATATGGTGAAGCATATGGTAAGTATCAGGACTTCTCTAATACTGGTGGCTATTCCGCCGATGATATGTCGAATATGCGGGCGCGTGGTATCGCACCAGTCAGAGCCGCATATGCTAATGCTGGTAGAGAAGTCAGTAGGCAGAGATCATTACAAGGTGGATATTCACCGAATGCCACTGCTGTATTGGCTAAAATGGCTCGTGAACAGGGTCAATCAGCCGCTGATGCATCTACCAATGTAGAAGCTAATTTGGCCCAAATGCGTAATCAAGGCCGTCAATTTGGCATCAGTGGAATGAAAGGTATTGGAGATCAGCGTCTGAATGCACAACTTGATGCTGGTAAATTCAATGCTAGTATGCAATTCCAAGAAGGTGCTCAGAATCAGAATGCTAGATTGAATGCCTTACAGGGGATGAATTCACTATATGGAACTACTCCGGGTATGGCTAGTACATTCGGTAATCAGGCTATTGATGCAGTGAATTCAGGTGGTAATTTTGGCTCGAATTTAATGCAAAATGAGAGAAGTGCTCAAGACTTACCCGGTCAATTTGACACCACTATGAACAGAGTAAATAGAGTAGGTAGCACAGTAGCAAGTGCTGCATATCCATTCCTTGACTATTTTGGTCAGAGACAGAAGCAAAAGTACGGTGGTGATGGTCGGTCATACGAGCCGTCGGATGTGAATGGCTGGGGCTAATCATGGCAACTTCTCAGATCAACAAACTACGTGAAAATGAACGCGCACGGCGTATTGGAACGGCATACGCTGATGATGACTCTGCTGTAATGTCATTAGGTGCGATTCCTCCTCCACAAACTCAAGATGATCCATATTCGGTTGGTGTTCCCAACATACCGGATGAAGATCCTAGTTTTGTACGAAACGATATTGGTGGAATTGATTCACGGATATCATCGAGTGTAGGAGATGAGCCTGCTGACAGATACAAAAAGTGGTTAGATGACTATCAGCCAGAACATCAGGCTACTGATAGACTGAATAGTCTTGTCAGTAATCCACCTCAGAGAGAACGTCCATCACTGGGACGTACACTCGTAGCCGCAGGTATTGGCATGGGTAAAGGTGGATTACAAGATGCACAGACAGTAATGAATGAGCCGTGGGAACGTAAGAAAGACGAGTGGACGACTCAGACGGGACCAGCTTATCAGGCGGCATCAATTGAACGTCAGACTAATGCGAACGAACGCGCATTACGTGGAAATGTTCTATCGGCTGAAGTCGCTGCTGATAGAATGGCATCCACTGAACGAATCGCTTCTGAACGCAACGAAACTACTCGCAAACGGAATGAAGATCTGGCTCGTATTGCAGATAAAAAGAATGAACTTCTTGCAGAAAAACAGCATGGAGTTAAATACTATGAAGTAGGAAATAAACTATATGGAACCTACGAGGATGGAACCAGTTTCGATACTGGTATGGTTAATACCGACTTTTCTCCAATGGAATTAGCCAGATTGAAGCATCAGAATACGATGGCTGAAATCGGCAAACGGACTGAGGGAGCAGTAGAAGTTAAAGAGGCCACACCGGGTGGATATGCAGGTAGATCTGCTAATAATGGTGCTGGTTCACCTAGTGGAGAAACTCCTCAAGCAACACATATTAGACAGGCTAACATCGCCCATCAACTACTTGCTGGTGATTCTGAATTAGGTGAATTCATTAAAATAACTGGATCTAATGACTTCACTATGACTCCTCCTAAGCCGGGATGGTTTAGTAGTATAACTCCTGAAAAGCAGGCAAAGTATGCTAATGCATATAAGGCAATTTATGGAGTTGATTTACCTACTGGATTAAGTCCATCTGCTAAGGTCGCCACTCCTCCACCTACTCCTGCTAAAACTACAGGTCTTGGGCCTACTGTTACTCCAGAGGCTGCACCAAATCGAGTTGATGATATATCTGCTCAACGCGCACGTGCAGCTAATAGGAGTAAATTCGGACCTGATGTTGGCCCCGGATTACCTCAGAGTGACTATGATTCACCTGTAATGGGTAGTAAGCCATTAGGAACTAAAGTTCAGCAGATGCAAAGAATTAGAGCTGCTGATATTCTACGAAATTCAGTACCACCAAAACCTGTAACTGACGCCAATATTGATGCTTTAATCGAGTCAGGATTGGTACCATAAATGCCTCCCCAAAAGAAAACTTTAGATGATCTTTCTTGGCTTCCAGATCAGGTAGATCCTGAAGAAGAAAAGAAGAAGAAATTAAAAGCTGTTTTAGATCAACTTCCTGATCAACATGAAGTTGCTAAACCAGAAGAAAGATCATGGCCTGAAGCAATTACCTCTCAAGGATTGAGAATTGTTCCGGGTGTAGCTGGTGCTATTCTAGGTGGTACAGCAGGATCTATTGTTCCATTTGCTGGAACTACTGCTGGTACTGCGATAGGTGGTGCTGCCGGTGCTGCAATCGGTGAAACTGCCGGTGAAGCATTCGATAAATGGATGGGAAGACGGGATAATATTAATCCTTGGGAAATAACTACACAAGGTATCCTCGGAGCTGTTCCTATTATGGGAGAGACTCCGGGTGTAGGTGCAGGAGTTAAGGAATTAACTAAACACGCACTACGCGCACCCATCAGAGGCGCGGCAGAAGGTGCTGTATTAGGTGGAATCGGATCAATTCCATCATCATGGGCTGAAACTGGAGAATCACCTGATTTAAGTGAATTTCTCAAAGCAAGTGCAGGAGGCGCTGCATTCGGTGCTGTAACTGGTGGTGTATTTGGTAGTCATCCTGCGATGAGACGCGCGCGTGGATTACAGGCTATAGAGGCTGGTGCAGGTAAGACAACTACTGATCTTAATGTACCTCCTCCTCCCCCTCCACCTAATGGTGGGGCTACTGGTATACTTCCGCGTGTTCCCGCTGCGACTCCGCCACCAGCAGATAAATACGCACCTCCTACCATGACTCTCACACCGGCTAAACCGGGAGATCATGTAATTACAGTTAATCCAGCAGATACAGGTCAGGTAGAATCATTCAGGAAACAAGGCTATGTACCTAGTAACGTAGCTACTGATGGTAGTTTTCAGATGGTTAGGCCCGGTGGTCCACCTCCTACTCCTACTGTAGCTGCGCCTAATGCACCACCTACGGCAAGCACGGGAACTGAAATTGCAGCTGTAGGTAATAGTTTTTCATATTACCATGAAGATCCTATAATCATTCCCAGACAGCAAATGTCGGCAGCCTTGTTCCAGAAATTTAAGGAACAGGGTATCGAATTTGTGTCAGTTACTCAGGATGGAAGTAGTGTATTTAGAGATACCGGAAGAGTTCCCGAACGTGAGTCTAACTCTTTAGCTGCTCCGAATGAAGAGATGCACGATGCATCATTCTTAGGAAGACCAAAAAATGAACCTGATCGTACAATCAATTTAGATACGGGTGAAGTAACACCTATTCATCCTCCACTTGATATACACGCACAAACACGACTTCAGGATATTGGTTCAACTGATAGAACTGAAGCCTCAATGATGAGTGATCCTAACGTACCGGGATCTGGATTCGATAAGAATAAATCATTTGAGGACCAGTGGCAAGAAGCTATTAATCATGCTGAAATATTAGGAGTTAGATGGCAGGACCATACTAATTTGGAGGATCTGCAATTAGCTAATAGTAAGAGAAATACTGAAATAATTATGAAAACTGGTAAGGATCCACTTAATCCTAGTGCAGAGGATCCTGTCAAAAAAGGCGTAGAAATGGCTCAATTAGATTATGCAATTAGAGGAGATAAATATCTCGAACCAGAAATATGGGAACCTAAAGAGAGTGATCCCCCCGAAATTGCTGAAAAAAGAAGAGAACTGAACGATCTGAATTTTGAACAAGAAGTTCTTCTATTTGAAGAAAAACCGGGTGCTGAAGGTCCAGTATTATCTCCTGAAAAGATAGATAGATATAATCAACTGCATCAGGAATTGACTGAATTTGATGAGTACGGACCTACTCGTGGATTAGCATCTATGGAGCGACCTACAGGTGAGGAAGAATTACCTGATAGGACTCAAGCCTCCATAATGGAACGACCTGAACACGGAAATCCGCGTGTAATTGATCTATTTCGTAAAGGATTGAAACCCACCCAAAATACCCGTTTGGCACGTTTCATTTTACCAGATGGAACACTATTAGAAGGTATACATCCGGGTGCTGTTCATGCTCGATCAGCAGAAGCAGTAGGTTCAAATCTTGAGGAAGCACTGAGATCTGGTGTTGTTAGATTCTCAGGAGCTGGTATTGAAACTCATGGTCGTATTACATATGAGCAGGCCGATGCTGCAATATATGCAATGCAGACTGAAGGGATGACAGACGTATTCATCGATGGACGATTTCCTGATGGTACGACATTCTGGGAACCCATTGACCTAAATAGAGCTACTCCAGAACGTGTAATGAATCTGGTAAATAAGCAGTTTGATCTCTTTGAACGGGGTGGATCTGAACCATCATTTATGTCACGTTGGTCAGGTAAGAGTGATGATGAATTTGTACGAATGGAATTAGGCGATCGTGTTCAGATGTTGCGTAATATGCAAGGTCAATACGCAAATGTAGGCGCGCGTGTAGCCAATAAGGAATTACTTCAGAATGCTATCGATGCTACTGTAACAGGTGGTAAAGTTAGTGTTCATATAAATTACGATACAACTGGTAAAGGGCCAAGTCTTACAGTTACTGATCAGGGTCCAGGTTTACCACTGGATATGCTCAGAAATGAGTATACTAAGTTAACCGGATCTGGTAAACGTGGTGTTGGTGCTGCATCTGGTCGTAAATCTATTGGTGAAATGGGTGTAGGTAAGGCTACTTATCTATTAGGTACCGATGCATTTTATGTTGAAACAGTAACTAAAGAACCAGATGGAAGTGTTTGGAAATATGAGTTAGAAGGTACACCTGATGCCATGATCGGTGAAGATGTTCATGGAAATCCAGTCGATCCTGTTAAAATTAATAAAACACGAATGCCAAATGATGCTCAAACTGGCACATCGGTAACTATTTACGATAAGAAAGTGGGTAATCTAGATGCTGCTAAAGATTATCTTCAGGCTTTCTCTGAATACTCAGCTACTCCTGTTGAAGTTAGCTTAACCAGTAATAAATTTAAGGGTCCAAACTATCAGCATCTTAATCTGAATGCACATGTTCCAGTACGAGCAGTGCCAAATGGTCAACTAGTATCTCAGGGTACTGCTCCCGGAGGTGATTATACTATCACTATTCCAGATAATGCAAGATGGGGTAAAGCAAGTAGCACTGTTGTAGTTATTAATAATAGGGGTATGTTTCAGGGTATTGAAACTGTCTACGGAGATACTGGAAAAATCCCAAATCATGTCATAGTAAATATTGAACCTAATGTTCCAGCTAATGATGCACAAAGATATCCATTAACTGCACCAACTAGAGAACACATGAAAGATGAGTTCAAAGCTGAAATAGTAAGAGCAATAAATAAAGATATAATGAAGAAGGCGGCAGATAATGCCCGACAAGATCTTCAAGGTGCATATGATGGATTACAGCCTGCTCCAGATCCTAAAACTGGACAACCTCTACCATTCGTAGTTCATGATTCAGGTGATCGCTACACACCTGATGAATTAGCACATCTCAATGGTAGTAGGCACGTTCAGGCTGCTGCTAGTGTAATGAAGTCCATATTGGACAAATTAAATGCACTATTTCCAACTGAACAAGTAGGCGGAAAAACATCAAAATTCGGATTTATATCTGGAGATGCCGGTAGTGGTGGAGTAAATCTACCTAATCCTTCTAGTAGTAGGGATAATGCTCTATTAGTGAATCTGATGGGTTCTATCGCAGAACATCCAGATAATCCTAATCGAGTAGCTCAGAGATTAGTCCATATTATTGGACATGAATTCAATCACAATATTTCACGTAATGAAGGTGCTGGATTTACGTGGAGTCTTGCTGAAGTTTATACACGATGGGATTTGGAGGATCAGTTAAGTGCCAAACAAGCCTTTCTCACAGCTCTCACCGGACCAGATGGAAAGTATGCTCCAGAAGTTCAGGACTTACTACGGGAATATCTTGAATCAAGAAGGCGCGGAGACACTACAGTCGATCTTCTCAAGCGATCGGGAAGCAGCTATGTCCTTGAAGACCCAGGACAAGGAGGAGATGCTAATGATGGTGGATATGATGGAGAAAGAACTGCTTCCTTCGCCCAATCAGGAAGTAATGGCCTAATCATCGGACCAGCAGATACGCCCGAGAAACCGTTATCAGTAGTACGTGAGGCTATAAACTTCACACGCGGTGCTACTACAACGGGTGATCTATCTGCTCCTATGAGACAAGGATTACCACTCATTTTCCGTAAGGAATGGTGGAAATCATGGAAGCAACAGGTCACATCATTAGGCTCTGAAAAGGCGTATCAAGCTAGTCTTGCAGAACTAAAGAAAAGGCCGATATTCCAAAGTCGTATTGACTTAGATCCTAACTCTCGAACATTTGGTAAGAAAACTAAGTCATTTGCTGAACAAGCTGGAATCAAGTTATCTGATGTAAGTAGTGGACTTGGTGGAAGAGAAGAAGCTGTAGCATCTAATTGGCTTGAAACTGGTGAGATGCTAGGTCACGGCATAGCTCAGAAGGGATATAAGGCTACTATTGGTCGATACGCGCGTGCTACCAATAGGGCATATACGGCCTTCCTAAATCAACTCCGAGCCGATACATTTGAAGCTCTGTTGAAAGATGCTGAGAGAGATTTCAAGGGAGGAACTAAAGGTGCTAAGAATCCATTTGAGGATCTTACATTCGCTAAGGAAATAGCTGATTACGTCAATACAGCTACTGGTAAGGGACCACTTAAGATGGCTCGTCCATCAGTGGAAGGTGGTAGATTACACATCGTAGAATCGAATTTTGAGCGGAATGCACAGCTGTTAACGGATGTGTTATTTGCACCTAGATTGTTCGCATCACGTATGCGAATGCTCAATCCTGCCACCTATATGATGGCTAGTCCTTTCGTACGTAAGCAATATCTGAAATCAGCCCTAGCAGTAGCAGGTGCATGGGGTACTGTAAGTGGATTAGGCTACATGGCAGGTCAGGCTGGTATTGCAGATGTCGATGTCAGTATGGATCCTAATAGTGCTGACTTCGGTAAGATGCGTATTAACAACACGCGCCTCGATCCGGCTGGCGGATTCCAACAGTATCTCGTAGCTCTGAGTCGTCTGATCAGTGGTAGAACTACCAGTTCAGCTACTCAACGTGACACTGAATTAGGTGTCGGATTCCATGCTGATACGAGGAAGGATATAGCCGAACGATTCATGGTGAATAAGCTCACTCCTGTGATGAAATTCGGATGGGATCTAATGGCTGCATCACAGTATCAGCCCTTCCACGTAGCTGATCGTACTGCCCAATTATTCGTGCCATTGATTGTTCAGGACGTATTGGAATTAGCTAAGGAAGATCCATCCCTGTTACCATTAATCGCACCAATAGCAACAGGGATGGGCAGTCAGACCTATGACAAGGGTGAATCTGTAGGTAAACTCGTTCCAACTGAGAACGATTGGATCCTACAGGGTGGTGATCCCATGCAGAGAGATTGGGCTGCTGATATTCCCGATTTCTAGTCCTCTAAGATATTGACTAGACCGGCGCGTGGACCCTTTGGTGAGGGGACAGATTCAAATACTACGAGTATTGGCTGTCCTCTCTCCGCATCCATGCACATCTCATCGAAGCTACCATCCTGCAAGTCCTGACGATGGAAGAAATATTCTGTTCCATCATCACCCTTAATAAATCCGTAGCCCTTATCACTCATTACACGCGTCACTTTACCGTTCATTTTGATCTCTCCAATCGACAACGCCAATCTGCACATCTCTCATTACGACCATGATTCGTCAATCCACACACGCATTTCCACGGAGGTACGTTCATAAACCATCTAACGTAGTCGTTGTCTGTTTTGGGTAGTTGTATAGGTTCTGGTTTTTCGATGGTATAAGTTGGTAGTGGGATGATCATTCCCGATATCCTCTCATTACGGCTTCGACCGTATAGAACGGAAATTGGGTAGTAACGAAATCCACGCATTTCTCGTGAGTATCGATGTTCTCTGGATCATAAACACGCACCACGATTCGCTCCACTGATGCCTTCGGATCTTTCGGCTTCAACGAAACTTCAAATACCGGAGTCATAGTAATGCGTTAGCAATCCTTCCCTTGAGTTCTTCATTTTCTTTAGCTAACGCCTCGCACTTCTCTTCCCATGCGCGAAGGGTCTGGTAGGCAAGTCCAGCATCAACATCGGCGCGACGTTTAGCGTCCTTCTCCAGTGCCTCGCACCGTGCGGTGAGGAAGGCACACACCTGATGCACGTTAGATTGTTCATAAACTAGCATCGATTCTTCCGCTCCACAATCAATCAGGTCTGAGATAGTGCGCGGTATCAATGTCGGGGTCTGTTCACTCATGATGTGGACCTCTCATTTCTGTTTTCCCGCGTATAGCTTCTTCAGTTCATTTACCATATTGTCTGGCATTACATAGATGATCTGATTTCCCATGGTTTCCGTTTTAATCATGCCTGCCTGATCGAATGACATCATGATTTCATCGATTTCATTTGCATCCTTGTAATGTGCCCACATTCGCTTTAACATCATCGCTCGACTGATCTGATGCGTGTCACGACTGAGCAGTTCATTCATTATCAGACTCTTGATGTTCTTAGCTTCTGATAATCCCTTCTTTCCATGAGTCATCTCACGCACGTTACCCACTAGTTTCTCACAATAGACAACGGCTAATTCCATAGCCTCTTCATCTATCACGAGATTGGGTTGTCTAGCGAGAGATAACAACATGGCTACCTTTAGAACAGAATCACCAAATCGATTCAATGTACCAGTTTCATCTTTGGTGTCTTGCGCCTGCATCTGATCGATGAAACCTTCATACCATTGCTGGTACATCAGACCGGCTGGCGTAAAATAATTAGTTTCTCCTGATTCCTTCTCCACATGAGGAATCTTGAAATCGCCTCCTTCAGTTCGACTTGCTAACGCCTGAAATGGACCCGTCAGATTACTCAATTCCTTTAAGTAATCCGTCAGTTCAGCATACTTCGGCGGATTAATTAATGGAACGAGTAGTGAGTTAGCTCGATTCCGCTTATTCTCTGCGATGATGAACGTACGTGCAAAGTAACCCCCATGTATGTCCTTCCGTGCAAAGAAGTCATTCGAGTGGGCCTCATTTGTCGCCGTCAACATGGTTATTGTTGGGTCTTTTAGATTGAAAGACTCCATTTTGAGTAGGCTGCGCCACTCACCAATATTGTACTGGCGATCATAGAGGTCAGTCAGAATGTCGGTTGCTACTTTGTCTTCAACTATCGAACTAGTTAATTCCGATGAACAGATGAATGCTGTACTCTTAGAATTCACCTTACCACCGGGTTGAGTCTGGGCAGTCCCTAATTCCTTCAGTATCCCCTGAATAGATGATCTGCCACTAATGATGCGTGTCCCGTTTACCGCCTTGACAAGTTGTTTAGCCATGCTGATAGGTGGTCCCTTCTTCAGACCAGATTCAGCATGATACATCACGTAGATGTTCGGATAGAGATTGTAGATTTGTCGGTCCATCCAAACATTGTCTTTTACTACGGCGGATATGGCTGCGAGTCCTCCCCACAACCAAAAGTTCATCGGACTTTCTAGTTCGCTATGTTGACTCAGTAGCTTTTCTAACCATGTCAATGGAACCCCTTAGAACGGTATATCATCGTCCTTACTGAATTTTAGTTCATCTCTCTTACTAAACATTTCGTCACGAACCTCCTCATCAGTTACCGTGAATTGTTCAGTTACAGTCAATTCTCTTACATTGATTAGTTCTGGTACCTCGATTCTAACAGGTTCATCCTTTCCTTTGAACTTTCGTAAATCCTTGTAATTCTCACCAACTTCTACATCACATGGTATCTTAAGAAACCGCCTTGGGAGAGAGCAATTCGTGAAATTAATCGGACGCTCCATCTCCTTTTTCGCTAGCGGAATAAACTCATCAAGATACTCTGCTCTAATCGAGAATAGAAGCGCGTCATGCGCCTCAAGAATAATTTTTGCCTCTCTGAATTGTTTCTTAATCCTAATACCTGCTGCTTTGGTATTATCAGACACGGCTCGTTGAGGGATGTAGGCCAGAGCCTCTCTGAACAAGTCATCACCCCATCTTTCATAGAATATACGAACACCACCTCGTTCTGCATCAATCCCCCACGGTAATGGGGCGACTAAACGTCGCGTTAGTTTTAGACATTCAATGATCTGTGCGTGGAATACACGCTGAATTTTCGGCTGACGCGCATGGAATATTTTCAATGCACGGTCGGCGATCCCTTCGTTGATCGTGATTGGGATTTTATATTTACGTGCTTGGGTGTTAAGTTCGGTACTTGCTCTCCTCGCGCCCGCTCCAAGATGGCCCGCATGACGTAGAGTCTTCCCTGCGAATCGTATTGGCGATTCGTACCCCAATACTTTCTTGGAATAGTCAGCCTCCGTACCACCGAAAAACCAGCTCGCAGTAAGTGCATGATAGTCATGTTCATCAATATCCTTTAATGCTTGTTCGTCAGTTGCCAAGTTAAACACTACACGTGCTTCTGCCTGAGAACTATCCAAATTAACAAATATTTCTCCCTCATCTGGGAGATACATTCCACGTACATCCGCTCCAATATCACCATGCTTAGTGAATACTTGGAAGGCTGTACCCATAACCTTCATGTCTTTCTTGGCACCTTTGCCAACTACGTCAACTAGTGGTCTGATTGGTGGTTCCTGCTGGCCTGTGGAACTACGACCAGTATTGAGGCAGGGGAAACACGTAGTCCGCATCTTCTTATCGTAGTCTGGTATTGCAAAGAGATACGTACTAACTGTCTTCTTAACTCGTCTCCTCTCTAAACACTTCTCAATCCATTCTCTCTGATCAGGTGCCTTGACTCCACTCTTCAGATTCAATAATGCTGTGAGTTCCTCTTCTCCGACTCCGGGTCTACGTGGTAACTTCCACTCGTCAAATAGGAATGAATAAACCTGCACAGGTGAGTTGACATTTATGTCTACCCCTGCTATCTTGTACATCTCATAACCAAGCCGTTCATCCCATGTGACGTACTTCTCGATAAGCTCTAATCTTTTCTCCTCATCTATTCTGAATCCGTTGTTCTCAATTTCGGCATAGAAATCAGGAAGTTTCATCAAGAAATTCTTGTAGAACTTCGTTATGCCGAGTTCCTCCAAGTCCGCGTCCATCGCTTCGTCTATTTCGAGTGTGACACAAGCGTCACGAGCACATCCGACCAATAGATCTCTAATTGACCCTTCATACATACCATCATCTTTATAGAAGGGTTCTCTAGTATAGATACTTGTATTAAATGCAAGCCCCTTAGGGAGTTCAGGGTTAATTGCAAAGGCCTTGAGCATAGTATCTGAGTGTATTCGTCTGATGGAAAATCCCAATCGTTTGAGTTTGTCTCTATCGTAGTTGAAGTTTTGTCCGACAATGTGTTTACTCCATAAGACGTTAGTTAACATCATCCAACACGCGGCCAAGTCAGACTCAGGTATAGTACTGATTCCGTCACGATTCCATAGAGGTACGACCATACCATGGGACTTGTTGAATGATAAGCCAATACATATAGGGAGACAATGACCACCAGCCTCGATGTCAACTGACATCTTCTTGTGATCTTTATATTTTTCCAGAAATTCATATAAGTCACCAGAGTTACGACATACCTGAAGAACTCTACCGGGTATGTTTAACTGTGGATCTAATCTTTCATCCCATGCTCTTTTGAAGTCAAAGATCATTACCTGTCTATTCCAGTAGCCCTTGATCTCTCCACCCGCACCACTATGTAGCAGATGCGCGGGATGATAGGTAGGCACAAACTTGTGATCCATACCCCACATAAGAGATCCACGGTGTTTCGTGATCTTATCCTTCCCTGATAATGCCCAAAGAGCAGTCCCACCGAGAGCGAGAATAACATTAGGTTTAATCTCATTAATCTCCACTCTCAACTCAGACAACTGTTGATCCATATCAATGCCATGATTTCTAGCTCTGACATGGAACGGTAGTTTTTTACGTGCAGTATTAGGAGGAACTTCATACTTACAGACGTTGGTAATCCAACAATCAGAACGTGGAATACCAGCGTCCTTAAGTAGTCGGTCTAATTCTCGTCCTGATGGACCGACGAATGGTCTGCCTGCGTGTGTCTCTTCGTAACTAGGAGCTTCACCTAGTATTAGGACTTTAGCTCCAGTTGGTCCCATTCCGGGGACATACTTATGATCCATTATCCGGTCCCTTAAACATTTTGGAACATACGTTACAGTACCAAAGTTTAATGATGGGCATCCACTCCATCATTGTAATGTCTCGATTACTACAGTAGGGGCACCTGACTGATGGGAGATTCATTAGTTACTTCTTTCTTATCACCCTCAATTACGCGCACATGGATGGCACGATATCCCTTACCCGGAATTTGAATCGGAGTAAATTCGACAGTCATTCCAGTCTTCAGTTCGAGAAACGGCAGTGTATCCTGTTTCAAAGCAGTCCAATGAAAGAAGATACGTGTAAACTGAATTTCCTTAGATGAGATGAATCCCCATCCATCCTTACTTACCTTGATCACCCGTCCAATCGCTTTGTTGTCAGTCATAACCTTCTTTATGGAAAATAAAAAGCGGAGATACGCCCGTAATCTACAAAATTGCAGTTTTGGGCGTATCTCCTGTCCGTTAGCCGCACATTGCAAGCATCAACTTGTATCCATGTTGACTGAATATCGACATCAGGCATCGATAAATTCTGAACTTCTCACAAGATGCAAACTAACGTATTCTGTTACTCGTCATCCTTCAGAGGATCATCGTCCGCATCATCTGTAGGATCGTCATCATCATCCTCATCATCTTCGTATTCTTCATCCTCATCCACTGCCGTGATATCCGGTTCGGGAATTGGATCAGCTTCTTCTTCGTCATCAGATGGCAGAACAGTTTCCATGAAATACTTCATCACACTCTCCTAGTTGGACTAACTAAGTGTAGTCACGACTCTTAGAAAATGAGGAGGCGTATCCCAATTTTCATGCCTCCCCAGTGGATCACTCCCCCCAGAGTTATTGGGACCACGTATTACCTACTACGAAGTGCGAACAGGGCGATACTTGTGATTCACCCTATTCACCATACGTCCCTGCCATTCGCCGTTTTCGACGAAGATTTCAACCTGACGACCTACTGCATTCGCCAAGTCAAATCTAGCTCCACTCTTGACGTCAACACCGAATGAGTTGAGGAATCCGACTGCGAATCCGATCGCCTTGCTGTTGAAATTCCAGTCGAGTGGAACTCCCTTGAACTCTTCCGACCCCGTGTCGGCATTCTTGATGATCGTACCCTCCACAGGGTAATTCGTAGAACCACCATCTTTCGATGGGCCTTCACCGATGTTGTCGATGTTGACAACGTACCATGCAGGCTCCACGACTTTCCCACGGAGCAGATCTCGATCTGAGAATGTAACGATAGGCATTGTAGTCTCCTAGTCTTACTGTTGGATGGTGTTCCGTGACATCAGAATTTGGATGTTGGAACGTAGGTTGTCTTCAGTTTCGCGATTGCTGGTGTGATGTAGGTTTCGTAGAGAGGTTTGTCGCCGAATACAATCTCTCTGTCCAGTCCGAGTGCTGATCGTGCGAAATCATCACCAGTGTGTTCTGTCAGTAATGAGTAGTCACCTCCTTGACCTTCTATGAATCCCTTCTTAATGTTGAAGTGGTATACTTCACCGCAATAAGCTGGGATTTTCGGCGCAACCTTCTTACCAGCCGTGACAATCGTGCGGCTGACATGAGTTGTGTTATTTGTGGTGTTACGGTATTCGGCCTGAACCACGTGAGCAATAAGGATAATGTTAACCTTATGGTAAGTGCCAATATCCTTCGTAAGCGCAATGAGTTCCTGTAATGCAGCCGACTCCGCATTGTAGTCCTCAATCTCATTGACTGCGATACCTGCGATCAGTTTACCGGCTGCTGCTCCTGATTGGCGTGTCTGACCATACTTCGCCTTGACTGTCTGACGCAGTGTCATATCAGCCATCGATGTAATGGAATCAAAAATCAGCGTCTTGTATGGACACTCTGTCTGGAACTTTTCCAGTTGTTTCCGAGGCTTGTTCCAGTCATCGTAATCTTCATACTTGATTGTCTTAGGATCTATTCCCCATTTCTTCATGGGCAGATAGATACCATTCATCTTACGATCCCACGAGAACCAGAATTGTGGTCCGGGGAATGAGAGAGCCTGAGTAGATTTGCGTGTACCCGGTTCTCCCTTCATCATCACGTACAGACTATCGAATCCGACGTCTTCCATCGATGGCATTGTCACTCTCCTTAGTAGGTGACTCTTGTTGTCTGAAAATCAGACCTCTCCTTTGAGCCTCTTTAATCAGAGTCTCGTATTGAATGGGCCACTGAGAGTAATACTCCAACATACCCTCAATCTTTCCATTGTTCACAGTCTCCTGATAGACTTCAAAGCACGCCTCAAACCGCCTGCGTTCAATGAAGTGAATAGTTGCCAAGAGATGAGAAGACGGCATCTTCTTAATCTCTATCTCTTGTCCTTCTCTTGTAATCCAAATGTCACACGCGATTATCGGCATCTTTCGGTACCTTCAATTCGTTCAGTTCACGTTTAATGATCGAATAGTTACTGATAGGAGAGTTCGATTCATTCGCGTGTAGACTAGCCGCGAGCTGAGCCTGTAACTCACTGTCCCACACTGATTCGATTGTGTTCCATGCACAGTGGATGACAATGAATATCTTCATTAGTTCACCTTAATTTCAGTAATTCGAGCATAGGCATCTGGATTAGCTTTGGACCACGCTTCAGCCTTAGCTCTAGTTGTAAACAATTTGATGGCATAATAACCCGAATCGCCATCAGTATGAAAATACATCCATACAGTCATTAGTTCACCTTGTCACTCAGGACAGATGCATCAGCAATCATGTATCCGATGATTGTTGGATCATCACATGATTCGGTGACTTCCTCTACGAGAACCTCTCCATTCTCCTCAGTAATGGCTACATATACATCCATGTCCTGATTGAGTGTCTGAAGTAGTTGGATGAGTGCCTTGACCTTCACTTTTCCACCAGTGTAATTTCAAGGAGGACAGTATTCTCAGGTGGCGCATCTTCCGCATCACCATCGAATTCATCGAGATTAAATGGATAGCATCCATCTACAGCTGGATACGTATCATCATCCAATCTTACCTCTGCATCCTGATTACAGTTTTGAAGCATCTCGATCAGTTGTCTTACCTTCATTTTCTCTCCTGTTTTGCATAGTTCTTTCTATGCTCGATAGCATCAAGTCTCAGTTGTTCAGCAAGTTCACCACGGAACTGAGTCATACGCATACCCATCGCCTTATTCATTACTTCGAGGGCGCATATTCCACAAATTGGCTTCGTAAATTTGCCATTAGCATACATCTGATTCAAAAAATGATCAGGATAGTCAAACTTACAGTCGGCACATTTCATCTAGCCTCCTCGCTTACCAGCGTCCACTGGTTTCTTTCGCTGTTTGGACTTCTTCACTCGTCTGACTTCTGCGATGAGAGTGCGTGTATTCTCAATCCTTTCTTCTAGTTCGATGATATATTGATCCAACCGTTCTACAGTCCAAGTAGAGATGATGTAGAGGACTTCCTCGTTACTCATTCATCTTCCTTGTTAGTCGGATCCCACACAGGAGCCTTCGAGAAGTTAACTCGCAGTATTTCTTCTCTCATTCCTCTGTCAGCTTCACATACTTCCTTGTACTGACATGCGCCGTACAGATTGTCGCAGTGCGTGTAATCAGGAGGCCAATATCCTGACTCACTGTACTCGATGTACTTGTATGCAAGATAAGGAAGAGTCTCACCC